GCGGTTATAGCGGCTCATGGCCTCCTCCAGCTTCCCCTGGGCAAACAGCCGGCAGATCTCCGGCATCTGGTCTTGCCGCAAGTGCGGGGCCAGCGGCGACACCATAGCCTACCTGGTCAAGTGCGAAGGGATGGATTTCAAGGCTGCCCTGGGAGAGCTTGGCATTGAAGGCGGCAAAAAAATTTATCGCCGCCGGCGCGCCCCGGCCGAACCCAAAACCGCAAGCAAGTCCTGGGAGCCGAAGGAAGTTCCGCCCACATCTTCCATCTGGGCGGAAGCCGCCATGAAGCTGGTCGAATCTGGAGAACGACATCTGCATGACGATTCCACAGCTCTGATATGGCTGGCAGGCCGTGGCCTGGATGCCGAAGCCCGGGCCAGATATCGCCTTGGTTGGCTGCCGCCGGAAAGCGACAAGTACCAAGGCAGGTTCCGGCCGCGCTCCAGTTTCGGTCTGGCAGACAAAGTTGGCCAGGATGGCAAGACCAGGACAAAGCTTTTCATCCCGCGCGGCATTGTGGTGCCCACTTTTGACTCGGCAGGCCGCGTGGCCAATATCCGGATCCGCCGGCACAAGGAAGATCTGATCGGCCAAGCTCCCAAGTACCTGGAGCTTGAAGGCTCGCAGCGCGTGCCGTTTGTCCTGCAAGGTTCGGCTTCGCGTCATCTGGCAGCCTGGTTCATTGTCGAGGCCGAGCTTGACGCCATGCTCATCCACCACGCAAGTGGCGGCATTGTCGGGGCAATCGCGGTTCGCACCAATCGCGGCAAGCCCGATGCCCGGGCCCATGGACTTTTGCAGGATGCCGCCCGCGTCCTGGTTGCGTTGGATTACGATGAGGCCGGGGCCGTGGGCGTTGACTTCTGGCTTGATACCTACCGCACGGCCATGCGCTGGCCAACGCCGGAAGGCAAGGATCCGGGCGACGCCTTTGCCCTGGGCGTGGATATCCGCGCCTGGATAGCCGCCGGCCTGCCCGGCTGCGTCTCGCTTCCGGACGAAAGCCCGGAACTCCACGGGAGTGGCATATCACAAGAAAGCCTTGCCGCGCAAGGTTTTGCGGAAAATGGACGCCTGGACACTTCCGCTCCTGGTCAGGATAACTTGGGGGGCGGGGGAAAAGCCGAAAACGGCTTTGCTGAAGTGGCCGAGTCGGATGCAGTCCAGGAGGCTAACGCTCCCCAGGCCTGGTATTCCCCGGCTTGGGGAGCCAGGATGGCGTCTGAAGACGACTTTGATGCGTATGAGATCGCGGCGCTCCGTGGCCCCCTGGGGGCGGCTGGAAAGGTCTTTGAGGATATCCCGCTGGTTGTGGCCAGGCTCTGGCTCAAGTGGCGGCATATCCCGGCTGTCTGGAAAAAAGAGATTCGCGATTTTCGCCATGTCGGCCCTGACGCTGCTTTTGACTGGCAGGCCATGTCGAGCTTGACTCTTTATCTTTGGGATAATCCTGCTGCTTTCGACTGGCTTGATCTGCATCCTTCTGATGAAATCACACCGCAAAATTTTTTCAGGATATAGAAATGACTGACCTCAAAATTGAACACTGGCCGCTTTCCCGCCTGCGTCCATACGAGAAAAATCCCCGCAAGAATGACCACGCGGTCAATCGCATGGTCGGGGTCCTGAAAGAGTTCGGCTTTCGCGTGCCAGTCCTTGCCAAAAGTGATGGAGAGCTGATCGACGGGCATCTGCGCTACAAGGCCGCCCTGGCCATGGATATGAAGACCGTTCCTGTCATCCTGGCTGACGATTTGACCGAAGCGCAAATCCGGGCTTTCCGGATTCTGATCAACCGGAGCGCCACCTGGGCTGACTGGGATGAGGATCTCTTGCTGGAGGAGCTGCGCGCCCTGCACTTGGCCGATTTCGACTTGTCCATGACCGGCTTCGAGGATAAGGAGCTGGATCAGATGCTCATGGAACTTTTCCCGGAGGACAAGGATCCGGACGATGTTCCCGAGCCACCTGAAAAGCCCGTAATCCGCGATGGCGAAATTTGGCATCTTGGCAAGCATCGCCTCATGTGCGGGGACGCGACCAGTCTTTCGGATTGTCGAAGGCTGCTGGGAGATGAATCTCTGGATATGGTCTGGACTGACCCTCCCTACAACGTCGACTACAATGGCAAGGCCGGAAAGATAAAAAATGACAAAATGGATGCGGAAAGCTTTGAAAGATTCCTGCTGACCGCGTTCAAGTCCATGCATGAATGCCTGCGCCCTGGTGGTGCCATTTATGTGGCCCACTCCGAGGCCGGTGACGGCATGGTTTTTCGCCGCGCTTTCATGGCTACCGGCTTCAAGCTTGCGGCCTGCCTGATCTGGCGCAAACAAACGGCCGTTCTTGGGCGCGGAGATTATCACTTCCAGCACGAGCCTATTCTTTACGGCTGGAAGCGCGGGGCCGCCCACCGCTGGTATGGCAACCGTAAACAGCGCTCCATCCTGGAAGTGGAAATGCCGGAGTTGCAGGAGATGGCAGATGGCTCCTGGCAGCTTTGCCTGGGCGAAAAACTTTATCGCGTCCAGGGGAAAGCTCTTTGCATCGAAGAACTTGCAACCACCGTCATCGATGTGCCCAAGCCGGCAAAGTCCGATCTGCATCCTACCATGAAACCCGTGGCTCTTATTGAACACATGGTTGCCAATTCCAGCCCTCGTGGCGGTATCGTGGGCGATTTTTTCGGCGGCTCCGGCTCCACGCTCATGGCTTGCGAGCGTATGGGCAGATCGGCCAGGCTTATGGAGATTGACCCGCGCTTTGCGGAGGCAATCATTCGCCGCTGGCAGGAATACTCTGGCAATGACGCTGTGCGCGCAAGCGATGGCTTGCCCTTTTCAGACTTGCATGGGTGGGGGGCAACAGGTGTAAGCATACATTAAAAAGGAGGGGCAGCGGTAGCGACGCTGCCCCTGTGAAGGCATCTGGCTAGGCCGGACACACCAACACCTGTCCAGCCTAGCCTCCCATGACTGATTTAGTCAAGAACCGGCGCGGCTGGATGCAAGGAAGAACTATGGCGGAAAACGAACAAAAGAATTTGGATGCCTTGCTTGAACGAAGTTCCGGCACGGATATACCTTTTTTGTTGAAAGCCAAGGAAGAGGCCAAGCGTAGGGTCAAAGGTGATCCTTCCGCTGTGAACCTTGCTGCATTGGACCGCGCAGACAAAATGTTGAGGGACGCAATGCAGACAAAGACAGCTTTCAAAGATTACAAAGCGGTATTGGCCTATGCCGAAGAATCCGGCCGTAAGCTGGGCAAGTCCAAGCTTTATCTGGACATCCAGAAGGGCCGGCTCAAGAAGCAGCCAGACGGCACATTCAAGCAGCGCGATGTTGACCGCTACCTTGCCAGCGTGGCCATGTCCGGCACGCTCGACCCTGTGGCGGAACGCGCGGCAGACCGCCAGCGCCGCAAGGAAGAGGCCGAAATCCGCCGCATCGAGGCCGTGGCCAAAAAGGAGGAGTTTGCCCTGGCCGTTGCCCAGGGCAAGTTCGTGCCAAAGGAGAGGGTGCATCTTGAGCTTGCCGGGCGCGCGGCCACCCTGGCCTCGAGCCTCAAGACGGCAATCGAGGCCCGCAATCTTGACCTGATTGCCCTGGTCGAGGGCAACCCCAAAAAATCCGCCGCCTTCGTGGAAATGCTGGAAAATTTTCTGGATGAGGCCATGAGCGAGTACAGCCGCGAAATGGAAATCGAAGTTTCTTTTACCGGAGAAAATCAAGATGGAAACAGCTCAAACCAGTGATGGCCGCCCGGACGCCCAAAGCCGCAAGGTCTGCAAGCGCTGCGGCAAACCGATAAGGACAGAATTTGCCTTCTGCTCTCTTTGCCGCAAGCGCCTGCTGGACGTGGAGAAAAAAAGACAGATGGATGATCTTGCGGAAATGCAGGCCACCAGGACTGCCGCGAAGCGGCACTGCCACGATTGCGGCAAGCCCACAACCAATTATCGCTGTGAAGCCTGCTGGGAACGTTTGCGGAAAAAGCACGGCGTGCCGGCCGATGGTGACGTGAATGTCGCCGAGGGCTGGGAATAATGCTACCCACGCTTGTGCCCACGCAGGCAGTCCCACAGGCGCGGCGCATCGTCTGCGCCGTGCCTTCCTGGCTTTCGCCAAAAGTCGCCGCCGATCTGGCCGCGCATCTTGCGGCCAATGGCGGCGCCATAAAATTTTCATTTTCAAAGGGAGAAAGAAAAATCATGCGCCGCCGCAAGCCAATCAGGATCAGCGAATGGGCCGAGCGTTTCCGGATTCTCGAAATGTCCTCCATCCCCGGCAAGTGGAAAAATCTTTTCACGCCCTATCTGGCCGGGATCATGGACGCGGCCGGCACGCCGGGCATCGAAACCGTCATCATCTGCAAGAGCCCGCAAACCGGCGGATCCGAATCCGGTCACAACCTGGTCGGCTGGTGCATAGACAGGTCTCCTGGCCCGGTCATGTATGTTTTTCCGGATGAAATCACGGCCAGGGAAAACGCGCGCGACCGCATCATCCCCATGATCACCTCAAGCCCCCGCCTTGCCGACTACATGACCGGCTATGGCGATGATGTCTCGTCCCTGCGCATCAACCTGGCCCACATGCCGATTTACCTTGGCTGGTCTGGCTCTGTCAGCAGGCTGGGCAACAAGCCTATCCGCACACTCATTCTTGACGAGCTGGACAAGTACCAGAATCCCAAAAACGAGGCCTCGTCGGAATCCCTGGCCGAAAAGCGCACCACAACCTGGCGCAGCCGCCGGCATATCCTGAAGATCTCCACTCCCACGACAGAGGATGGCCCGATCTGGAAGGCTTTTTCCGAGGAGGCCAACGCCCGGTTCGACTACTGGGTGCGCTGCCCCCATTGCGGGATGTTCCAGCTTATGAGCTTTGAGCGCATCGACTGGCCGGGCAAGGGAACCGATGCCTGCCCGAAGGCGGAGGAAGTCTTGTCCCGCCGCGTGGCCACCTATCCCTGCGAGCACTGCGGCGCTGTCTGGGATGACGCGGATCGCGACCGCGCCGTGCGCAAGGGGGAGTGGCGCGAGCGGACGACCGGGCTTGGGCTTTTCGCGCACATCGCGGCCCACAAGCCGCTGAAAGTGGGCTTTCATGTGCCGGCCTGGCTTTCCTACTTTGTCAGCCTGTCGGAAGTGGCATCAGCTGCCATCAAGTACAGGGAAACCGGAAAACTGGAAGACCTCAAAAACCTGCAAAACCAGTACAAGGCCGAGCCCTGGAAGGAAGACCTTGCCGCCCGCAGCGAGGACTCCGTGCTGGCGCTCTGTGATGACCGGCCGCGCGGCGCGGTTCCCGGCCCGGTGGACGGCAGGGCCCGCGTGGCCTGCATCCTGGCCGGTGTCGATACCCAGGGGCAGGACGAAAAAAACGGCTACTTCCGCTATGTGATCCGGGCTTTCGGCTTTGGCGACACGGAAGAGTCCTGGCTCATCCAGTGCGGCATGGCCCCCAATTTTTCCGCGCTCAACGAAATCTTGTGGCAAAACGACTACCTGACGCCCGATGGTCAGCGCTACAAGGTGCGCGCCTGCATGATCGACGCGATGGGCGGCCGCACCCGCCAGGTCTATGCCTGGGCCATCAGGAATCGCGGACGCGTCTTTCCCTGGCAGGGCACAAGAAGCCCGAGCCAGCCCTACAACATCGCGCCGCAGGAGTATTTCCCGGGCGCGCGCGGCGGCAAGATCCGCATCCCGGGCGGTCTCAACCTCTGGCGCTGCGACACGACTTTCTTCAAGTCCGATCTTGCGGCCAAAATGGCCATCGCTCCGTCTGATCCGGGCGCGTTCCACCTGCACAGCAATGAAAAGAACGAACTTGAGCAGTACGCGCGCGAAATGTGCGCTGAAGTCTGGGACGATGAAAAAGAGATCTGGGATAATCCGGCCCGGCGTCCCAACCACTACTGGGACTGCGAGACAATGGCGCTTGCCCTGGCCTATATTCTCAATGTGCGCCATATACCCTTGCCGGGCGAGGAGCCAAAACCGAAGTCCAAAAAGAACGAACCGCGCGTGGCCATGAGTTTGTCTGAAAGACTAGCCAATTTCAGGAGATGAGATGAACAGGGGCGTGGACAAGGGGAGAAAATTAGGGTGGCTGGAAGCCTGCTCAATTCTTGGTTGTAGTCGACGTCAATTTTACAGACTTATTGAAAAAGGTATTTTGCCGGCATACAGGTTGGAGGGCTGTAAAAGGGGATTATGGGTGTATGAAAATGATTTGCTTGCCGTGCAGAAGTCTTTGCCGGATGCTTGACAATCATTCGCGCAATACATATCTGAAAAGTGCGGGGAGCCCCCCGCAAGTTCAGTAGAAACTTTTGGAAGGCCCTGGGAGCGGCTAAACTGCCCAGGGCCTTCCGCTATTTAAGTCGGTTAAAAGCCCAGGCCACTATGGCGCTGGATATTACCCCAGCCAGCAAGTTCAGTAAGAATTGCTCCATAGGCACCTCCTTTCGGGAGGTGTCCCCGCGAAAGTCTTTCTAAAAAATCTCTTTCAATTTGGCAAGGCAAGTCCAATCATCAAATTTTTTCAAAAAAATAAAAATTTTTTGTGCCAGTAGTGCCTATAGTGCCAGTAGTGCCAGTAGTGACCGACAAAGGTTTTTGAATGTGCTAACAGCATGTTCATGTCTTCCATCTGGACCGAACCCGAACTGCGCGAGCTGATTGCCGCATGGAAACAAGCCTGGCTAAGGGCCTCCACCGGCAAAAGTTACACTATTGGCGGCCGCACGCTCACCCGTTATGACCTGGACGAAATTGAGGCAACTCTCGGAAAACTCCAGGACAAACTGTCCGAGCTCGAATCCGGCAGCGGCCCCTGGCTTGGGCGCGCCGTTTTCCGGAGGCCGTTCTGATGGCAGTTCTGGACCAGTACGGCAAGCCTGTAGATATTTCCTCCAATGTGCGCCAGCCTTCCCGCAATTCGGGATCGTATCGCGGCACTATCTCGAATTGGTATTCGCAATTCATTTCAACCCGCGATGCAATGGCGCGGGAGCGCAATGTTTCCCAGGGGCGCGCCGCTGACCTCTACGCCAACGACTGGACGGCCAGATCGGGGGCGCGCACCATCGCCGACAACGCGATCGGCACCGGCCTGGTGCCAAAATCAGTCATCCCGCACGACATAGTGGGCATTTCCCGCGAGGAAGCCCGGACCATCGGCGAAAAGATGGAATGGGCCTTTACCGAATGGAGCCGCGAATCCCACGCGCGCGGCATCGGCCACTTTGAAGATCTCCAGTACGCCGGGATGCTTTCGATTTTGCGCATGGGAGAGATGCTACACTTGCCGGTCATGATGTCCGACAAGGGGCGCCAATTTTTCCTGGCCATCCAGGATATTTCCCCGACGCGCCTGCAGACGCCCTCCGATCTTTCCATGGATCTGGCAATCCGCGACGGCATAGAGTTTTCCTCATTCGGGCGCCCCGTGGCCTACTGGATAGCCTGCCCCCCGCCGTCCCTGATGACGGTCGAGACCGAGGCCCTCTTTTCTTCCGACTTTGAGCGCCGCCCGGCATTTATCGGTCATCGACAAAATGTTTTCCATCTTTTCCGCTACGAGGAAGAGGAACAGACGCGCGGCCACTCGATTTTTTCGCCGGGCATGAGCCTGTTTCGCAACCTGAACGACGCCATCGACTCCGAGCTTTTCGCCCAGGTCATCGCGGCCAGCCTGCCGCTATTTATCGCCATCGAAAATGGCGACGCCGAAATCCTCAAACAGCAGATGGGCAGTAACGCCGGACAGGATGCTGCTCCCGAAGAGCGCGCCCTGAAGGTACGCCCCGGAAACGTCATTTTCGGCAAGCCCAACGAAAAGCCCTACATCCTGGAGTCAAAGCGGCCTTCGACAACTTTCGGGACTTTCATCGAGATAGTCCAGCGCTCGATCGCGGCCATGCTGTCCATTCCCTACGAGAGCCTGACCAGGGATTATTCCCGCACCACCTACTCGTCCATGCGCGCCGCCATCAACGAAGCCTGGAAAACATATTCTTTTTACCGTTCCTGGTTTTCCCGCCTTTACACCCAGCCGATTTGGGAGCTGGTCATCGAGGAAGCCTACTTGCGCAACTTCCTTGGTCTTGCCGATGACATCGAAAATCTTTCCCCCAAACTGGGCTTTTACGAGGGCCGCAAATACTGGACTTCCGCCAACTGGATTGGGCCGGCCAAGGGCTTTATCGACCCGGTCAAGGAAATCCAGGCCACAATCATGGCCCTGGAAGCGCGCCTGATGACGTATTCCGAAGCCTGGGCCGAGCGCGGCGGCGATTTCGGCGACGCGCTGCCGGTGATGATTGAGGAAGCGGAAAGCCTGGAAGCAGTTGGACTGGCGCCCAAACTCTCGTCCGAAGCAAGTGGGGGCGCCGCCCCCAAACCCCCGCTGGGGGACTCGTCCCCCAGACCCCCATTAAATGAGAATGAAAAAGACGGGGCAGATAGCGAAGACGAAGAAAAAGAGGAAAGCGGAGAAGATGAAGATGAGTGAAGCCAGTTTGTGGGCGTTGCTTCCGGATACGGCGGAAGACATCCTGCTTTCCCTGGCCAGGGAAAAGGATCTGGCCGAAAAACCGGTCAATCCGCAGGCTTTTTCGTATCTGCCGGATGGCGGCTATGAGGCGCCCCCCTATTCGCTGGAAAATGGCGTGGCCATCATCGATGTCTCCGGCCCAATCGACCGCAGGGCCCGCATTTCCTTTTGGAGCGGGCTGCCCTACACGGCCGGGCAGGATGCAATCCGCGATGCAATCGAAGCCGCCCTGTCTGATCGTGCAGTCGGAGCGATCTTGCTTTCCATCGACAGCCCCGGCGGCATCGTCGCCGGCACAAAGGAGCTGGCCGATTTTATCGCGGACATCCGCGGCCAGAAGCCGATTGCGGCCTACGCCGACGGCCTTTGCGCATCGGCCGCTTTCTGGCTTGCGGCCGCGACTGGCGAAATTTTCGCGCCCAAAACCGCGCAGGTCGGCTCGATCGGCGTCATCGCCGTTTTGACAGACTGGACAAGGGCGGCCGACAAGGCCGGCATCACCCGCACGGTCATTCATTCCGGTAAGTGGAAAGCGGCCGGATCGCCGGACAAGTCCCTGACCGACGAGGAGCGCGCTCATTTCCAGGCGCGGCTTGATGCCCTGCACCAGATTTTTACCGCCGATGTCGCGGCGCACCTGAATCTTTCCATTCCTGGATCCTCCAAAACAGGATGGGCCGAGGGCCAGACTTTTCTTGGAACGGAAGCTCTGGCTCTCGGCCTTGTGTCAAAGATTGTTCAGGACAGGGCGGAAGCAGTATCCGCTCTGGCCGCAAAAATACAAAATGGAGAAAAATTCATGAACTTGCAGGAACTGAAAGCCAGTCATCCGGAACTGGTCACGGAACTGGCGGCTGAACTGGCCGCAGGTTCCGAAGCGGCGCAAAAAGACGCCGTGTCAAAGGCGCAAAAAGAAACGCTTGAGCTTGTGGCCGCGCTTGGCGGCGCTGATCTTGTCGAAAAAGCGCAAACCCTGCTGGCGGCCGGCATCACCGGCGCCCAGATGAAAGTCCTGGCACCGATGCTGGCCAGGCCGGAAGCCCGCAACTCTGCCCCTGACGAAGACAAGCCCAGCGCCGAGGAAAAGGCCCGGGCAGAAGCCCTTGAGGCAATCAAGTCAGCAACCGGCGCCCCTGTCCCGGCTGCGGGAAACCAGCAAAAAGTCTGCGCGCTTCTGGCCGATGCCGAGCGCCGCGCGGCAAGGAGCAACTGATATGGCAAAGCTGCAGCATTTTTCTGAATCCTGGCCGAAAAGCCTGTCCCATGTCGTTACCTACGAGATCGACTTCAACTATTGCCGGGAAAATGGCGAGTTCGCGCCAACGGCGGTGGAAGTGCCAATGGGCGCCGTGCTGGCCCAAAATGACAAGGGCCAGTATGTGCCCTTTGGCGCGGAACTTTCCCCTGCCGTGGAAGCGGTTGAGGCCTCGGAAGGCGTCCAGGCCGTCGAAGGCAAGGCCGCCGTCATCGCCGACAAGGCCTGCGCCATCCTGGTCAGCCGCAAGATGGCGGTATCGGAAGAACCCCAGCCCTGTGTCGTGCTGGCGCGCGGGGCCTGCGTTTGCGCGCCCAATCTCGTCTGGGGCAAGGATGTAACCGACGCGCAGAAAAAAAACGCCCTGGCCGCATTGAAGGCCCTGGGCATTGTTCCAAAGGAGTAAGCCATGAGCATGCTGAACTATCCCGATCTTTACACTCCTGCGGAACTCACATCCGCGATTGAAAAACTGCCGCTCATGCCCCTGCGCTTGCGGCCGCTTTTTGCCCAGAAATCCGTGCGCACAACCAACGTGGCCCTGGATATCAACCACGGACGCATTGTCCTGGTCTCCAATCAGGATCGCCGCGAGCCGCCGCAGGAAATGGCCGGGCGCGGATCTTCCAGGTCCACGAAAATCTTGCAGTGCGCCCATTTGCCGCTGGCCGATCACGTCAGCCCGGACGACCTGCAGGATGTGCGCGGTTTCGGCACAACCGAGCCGATGACAAAGGAATACCTGATCAACGACAAACTGACCGACCTCAAAAACAGCCTGAACATGACCGTGGAATTCCACCGCCTGGGCGCCATCCAGGGCAAGATTTACGACGCGGACGGCGAGACCGTCCTGCATGACCTCTACGAGGTCTTTGACGTGCAGCAAAAAAAGGTCAGCCTGGTCTTCCCGACCAACTCCACAAATTTCAATCCCGTGCAAAAGGCCATCAACGAGGCCAAACGCCATGCCGAGGACAAGCTTGGGGGCATCCCGGCCACGCGCTTCGAGGCCCTTTGCGGCGCGGAATTTTTCGATATGCTGGTTGGCCACAAACTTGTCCGCGAGGCCTACAACCTCTGGGCCGCCAACCAGGCCGGCTTCGGACGCGAGGATTTCCGCGCGCGCGGCTTCACCTACGCGGGCGTTACCTTCATCGAGGCCAGCGAAGTCGTGGCCGGCCGCCAGATGGTCGATCCGGACAAGGCGCATTTCTATCCAGTGGGCCCGGATGTCTTTATCCAGTACAACGCCCCCGCCAACTGGATGGAAACGGTCAACACCTACGGGCTGGAATTTTACGCCCGCATGGACCCCATCCCCGAAGGGCGCGGCATCAACTTGCAGGCCCAGTGCAACCCGCTGGTCATCTGCACCTACCCCGAGGCGCTTGTCGAGATCACGGCAAGCAAGGGCAGCGTGACGGAGTAAGCCATGGCCGATTTCGAAATCGCCTACGCTCCGCTGAAAGACTTTGAGGGCGGCTACGACAACGACCCTGACGACAGGGGGGGCGAGACCTACGCAGGCATCGCCCGCAAGTTCTTTCCGTCCTGGCAGGGCTGGAAGCTGATCGACCAGATCAAGAAGACCAACAAAACGCGATCTGCCATCAACCAGGCGGCAAAGGCGGATCGCCTGCTCCGGGATTATGTCCGCGCCTGGTACAAGACAACCTGGTTCGATGCCCTTGGCCTTGGTGAACTGCCCCAGCCGCTGGCCAACGAAATCTTCGAGCAAAGCGTGAACCTGGGCAAATCGGGCAGCGGCAAGAAGGTGCAGATTATCTGCAACGCCTACAACTACCAGCCCGGCGCGAAAAAGCTGTTCGCGGATCTCAAGGTTGACGGCGCTATCGGCCCGAAGACTCTGGCCGCACTCAAGATCATCCTGGCCAACAAGGCGAATGCCGAAAGTCTTGTCCACGCCCTGAATTGTATGCAAGGGGCGCATTATCTGGAGCTGGCCGCCAAAAAGTTCACCCAGCGCAAATACACGGTGGGCTGGATGAAACGAACCCACTGCGAGGCATAAAATGCGATTCTTTTTTGTCTGTTTTTTCGCTTGGCTGCTTTCCGGCGCCGGCATCGGCGCAAGCTACTATGCCGGCAGGGCCAGCAAAAGAAACCGTCTGGTGTAAGCCATGACCGAAGAAGATCTGCTTGAAATCCTCCTGGCCTTTCTGCCCGAAAGCTTCGAGGGCTGGGCGGCGACAGTCGTATCAGTTTCGGCGCTTCTGTCTTTCATTCTGCCCAAACCCGCCGATGACGCCCATCCTGTTCTGCGCATCGGCCACAAGCTGATCAGCGTCATGGGCCTTGGCGCGACCAGACTGCGCGCGGCCGGAAAAATCGGCGCGGTTCTGCGCAAGGGGAAGACACGATGATGAGGACGCTTTTTCAGATTCACTATTTTCTGGAAGCGATCTTGATGTGGGGAAAGTAAAATGATCAACAAAATAAAAGAAACTTCCGCCAAATTTGTATTGCCGCTTATGGCATCCGTTGCCGCCTCCGTAATTGTGGGCTGCATTTCCGCCGGGCTTACCATGTGGGTCATGACGGAGAAGATGGATACGCGCCTTGAATTGCTGGAAACGAAGGTCATCGGCGGCAAGCTTGTCGAGCGCACCGGCCAGATAGAGAGCCAGATAGCCCGCCACGAAAAGGCCCTGGACAAGGATTTTGCCCGGCATGAGGTCTCGATGACCGAGCTTTCCCACAAGACCGACGACCAGGAAAAACGCCTGACGCGGCTGGAAACACTTGTCAACGAAACGCAGGTTCTCCTGACCGAAATTCGGGCGGATGTGAAAATCCTGCTTCGCGGAGGCCAGCAGTGAACCTGCACGATGTCATGCTGGACGATGTGGACCGGGTTTTCCTCAATTTGGACGAGTTTGCCTGCGACCACTGCATCAACGGCCAAATGGTCAGCTGCATAGTCGATGACAACGAAAGCATGGCCCGGACAAAATCCGGCGGCGATTTTTCAAATGTCAGCGGCCTGGGCATCTTGCAGTGCGACCGCGTTGTCTATTGCCATGCGGCCGCACTCGTGCCCCAGCCGCTCCCTGGCCAGAAAATCGAAATGGACGGCCACTACTGGCTAGTGGCCGAAGACGGCCTTTCGGAAGTCGAAGGGCTGCTGACCTTGCCACTGAACAGGATGTACTGAAGGAGATAATGATGATCGGATATGACAACGAAAATCATTATCAGGAATTTAGCAAATGGGCGCGTGATTCTTATTATTCGCATATTCCAGATGCCAGGGTTTATTACGATGATAAGGAATTTGAGCGCCTGGCGAAACTTTGCCAGAACGCGCCCGAGCTTTTCAACAAAGCCATACGTAGCGCGCTCCGGCGTGCTGGCCACCATATGCGCAAAACTGTGCGTAAAGGCATTAAATCTGTAAGTTATTTCAATAACCGCGATATCGGCTATGCCTTGAGCCGTCTGCAATTTTATGGCGCGGAGGTATCTCTGACTGTTTTTGGCGCGCAAGCGGCAGGCCATCATTTCAAAATGGTGCCCAACCGCATAACAGCCAGAAAAGGCAAACGCAGTATTTTCTGGAAATCCCCCGGCGTGAAAGTCGGCCCGGATGAACCAGTAATCCATGCCAGAAAGGAAGGGTTTTCAAAGCCTTTCATAGCACAGACAAAAAATTTGAAAGCCATGTATTGGCGCGAAAAGTCCACAGGGGATTTGAGAATGCCGACATTCGCCTCCCCTCAATATTTCGCGGCCTTTGACCGTGTGCAGAAACCAGTGCTGTCATCAGTAGGCGAAATCTTTCTGCAAAGACTGATACACGAGATCGACTACCGTCTGGGGCTTGGGCGATGAGCGCGTTTTTGCTTTTGCAGGCTATCCGCGACCATCTGGCTCCGCGTCTGGCGGCCTTTCCCCTGGCCGTGCACGGACGCGACGCCAAAGGCTGCCCGATAAAACCGGAAGTGGACGAGAACGGCAAGCCGCTTGGCGAGGCCATGCGGCCGGCCCGGGTTTTTATTGGTTCCATGCCGCCAACGGTCAACGAGGCGATTTCGGCCGCGCCCTTTGTGGTCATCCAGGCGATGGATGGTTATGACGACGGCGACTTCATGCAGAATGTCCGCGTGGCCCTGCGCCTGTGCATTGTTTCCGGAGAGCCGGAAGCGGCCAATTACGAAGCGGCGGAAAACGACCTGCTCAACCTGGTCTCGCAAATTCGCCTCTGGCTGATGGAAGCGCCGGGAGGCTGTATCGGCAATGGCAAATACCGCCTGCTGCCCTATGACGAAACCTGCGGCAAGCTCCCCTGGGAACGTCCCGACGAACAGGCTCTGCCTTTCCTTCAGGCCCACATTTTTACGCAATGGCAAACCCTGGGCGCGCGCAAAAAGCCGTCTCCCGGCATGGCGGATTACGAATAGAAAGGAGTTTTTATGAGCCAATACAAACACGGCGTTTACATTCAGGAGAAACAGACTTCCCTGGTAACGCCATCTCTGGCGGAAGCCGCCATGCCCGTGGTTGTGGGCGTGGCGCCGGTGCATACCTTGCCAGAAGGCGCGGCAATTCCGGTCAACGAGCCAAAGCTTTGCTACAGCATGACCGAGTTTGAAAATTACTTCGGCAAGCCGGCAGAAGGCGACAGCCCGGAGGATTTCAAGCTCTGGCAAACGGCCAACATTTATTTCCAGCGCTACAAGGTAGCGCCCCTTGTGGCCATAAATGTTTTTGACCCGGCGCGCCATGTCGAAGAGCCTGCCGCGCCCGTGGATCCCGTAAATCCGGATCAGGGCGGCCAGGAAGAAAACGGCCAGCCCGAGGCCCAGGCCGCAGCCGGCAAGCCGGATCCGTCAAAGGTTACTGCCTCCGACATTATCGGCGCGACTTCCCCCGCCGGCGTGCGCACGGGTCTTGCCCTGGTCGAGGAGATCTTCCCCCGCACAAGGCTCAATCCGGGCCTGATCATGGCGCCGGGCTTTGCAAAGGATCCCACGGTGGCCAAGGCCATCGAGACGTCCTGCAAGAATATCGGGGGCTTTTTCCGCGCCTCGGGCCTGATCGAGATTTCGGACGAGGTGCAAGTCTATTCCGATGCTCCGGCCTGGCTCAACGACAACAACCTTTGCGACAAGGACGGCAACACAATCGCCTTCTTTGGCGACGGTCTCTATAACGGCGCAATCGAGCCGGGCGCCGCGCATCTGGCCGGCTGCATCGGCGGGCGCGACAACGAGGAAGGCGGCGTCCCCTACTGGAGCCCTTCCAACTATCAGCTTGAGTGCGAGGGCATGGTCCATGCCGGCCGCGAGCTCTTTTTGACTGCGGGCGAGGCCAATTACCTGAATGGCAAAGGCATCGTTACAGGCCTGAACCACATTGGCGGCCTGCGCTGCTGGGGCGACCAGACCACGGCCTATCCCGGCGTTACCGATGTCAAGGATGCCTCCATTCCCGTGCGCCGCATGTTCACCTGGATTGGCAACACGCTGATTTTAACATGCTGGCAGTTCGTTTCCAGCCCAATTCGCCGCCGTCTTGTCGAAACAGTGCAGGACACGGTCAACTACTGGCTGAACGGGCTTGTTTCCCGCGACTTCATTCTTGGCGGCCGCTGCGAGTTCGAGCTTGCCGACAACCCAACGCTAGACCTCATGGACGGCATTGTCCGTTGGCATGTTTATGTGACCCCGCCATCGGCCGCGCGAGAAATGACCTTTATTCTGGAATACGACCCATCCAATCTGCAAACACTGTTCTCTGCGGGAGCATAAGCCATGGCAGCGCAAGCGATACCAGCCACACTGATCAACGCGAAAGTCTATGATAGCGGCAAAAATCTTCTGGGCATTGGCGATACTGAAATCGGCGATTTGGAATTCATGACCGAATCCGTCGCCGGCCTGGGCATTGGCGGCGAGCTTGATTTGCCTATTTTGGGGCATTTCAAGTCCCTTACCCTGAAAATCAAGTGGAATTCGGTCAGTGCCGAGGCCATGACGCTGCTTGCGCCAAAGGCCCACCAGCTTTCCATCTACGCCAGCATCCAGAACTGGGAATACGACGAGGGCAACTTCAAGCCCGTGCCCTGCCGTGCCACGCCAAAGAAATCCGGCGTGGGCAAATTCGAGATGGGCAAGAAAATGGAGCCGGAATCCGAATTCGAGCTGACCTACCTCAAAATGTCCATCAATGGCGAAGATGTGCTCGAAATCGACAAGATCAACTTCATCTGCATGATCAAGGGCACGGACTACCTGCAAACGGTCAGAAGCCAGCTTGGGCAGTAGATAGAGGAAGCTGACGAAGGCATTCAGGCGGGGACGCTGTCCCCGCGCCCCTGTTGGGGACCGAGGGCCCCCAAACCCCCATTCACGCTTCGGCGCTGTGCGCCTCGCTAAAAAAAGGAGAAAATAAAATGGCCAGTAAAAAGATTGAATATGAACCCATGGACAAACGCGCAGAAGCGGAAATCGTGCTGGATTTCCCTGTTCAGCTTGCCGATCGGGTGCTGGACAAGGTGACCATGCGCCGGCCGAAAATGAAAGACATGCTCAAATTTGATCTCGATAATGTCAGCATTGAGGAATCGATGAAGCTTGTTGCCTCATTGTGCGGCCTGGTTCCGGACGAACTGGAGGAGATGGATTCAAGCGATTTCGACAAGCTGCAGAAGCAGCTTCTGCGGTTTCGGGGAGTGGCTGCCAGGGAATGAGGTGATGAAAACCGTGCTCATGCTGGTTCGTTTTGCCGGCATGAGCTTTGAGACGGCTGCCAGTCTTTGCCCGGCGGAAGCGCTAAGATGGCTGAATGCGGCTCTAGAGATTGAGAAGGAGCTTGGGGCCGCGAATAGATTTTGGACCCGCGAATGAGACGGCAAAGCCATTGAAAGAACATGACCAACATACAGCCAGTGAAAAAAACTGTTTTCCAGGCAAGCAGAAAGGCGAGTTTGAGAATTGCGACTATCCAGTCATAAAGGACGCAGTTGATTTTCCATAAAATGCTGAAAATTACGCAGCCAAGGCCAAGGAACATGCCGATTATTTCCAGCAGCCCGAAAATGGCCAGCAATCCTATCAGGAAATTCATTTTGACCTCCGGGGATTAATATGGCCGGGACGCAAGGCATAAACTTTTTAATTGGAGCGCACCTGCAATCGACTGTGGGGTCTGCCTTTGCGTCCCTGCGGGACAAGCTCCGGGCCACGCAGCAATCTTTCCGCAATACCGAAAAACAGTCAACCGCTCTTGGAAACGTAATTGTCAAACAGCAGGAGCTTGCCGATGCCTTGCGCCGCGCCAGGGAACAGATGGCCACAACTGGCGCCGTGGACAAAAGCCTTTCCGAGAGCATCGGCAAATTGAGCCGCCAGTATGGCGATGCGGCAAGAAGCGCCGGCGTTTATGGCCAAAGCCTTGAGCGCATCAAGTGGGCGCAAAGGGAAATGCTGCGCGAATCGCAGCGCCAGAAGGACCATCTGCAAAATCTGCAGCGCATCCAGACTGGCCGCGATACGATGCAGGCAGGCCGCGACCAGCGCGCCAGCGCGTATGGCAAGGCGACCGGTATCGTCGCTTCGGCTGCCGCGATAGCCCAGCCGCTTAGAATCGGCATGGAATTTGACGAGGCCATGAGCAAGGTCAGGGCCATTTCCGGCGCGAAAGGCGCGGATTTTGACGCCATGCGCGCCAAGGCCCGCGAGCTTGGCGCGACAACCGTCTGGAGCGCGAAGGAAGCGGCCGAGGGCATGACCTTCCTTTCCATGGCCGGCTTCAAGACACATGAAACCATTGCCGCCATGCCGGGCATGCTTTCCCTGGCCAGCGCCGGCGCCATGGATCTTGGCGCCACCGCCGACATTGCCTCGAACATCCTTTCCGGCTTTGGCTTCGAGGCGGAAAAAATGGATTATGTGGCCGATGTTCTGGCCAAAACCTTCACAAAGTCCAACACGTCAATCGCCTCGCTGGGCGAATCGATGAAATACTGCGCGCCGGTCGCCGCCAATGCCGGGCAGTCTTTCCAGGATGTCGCCGCCATGATCGGCAAGCTTGGTGACGCCGGCATCCAGGGCTCGATGGCGGGAACGGGCCTCAACGCCATTATCGGGCGCATGGCCGCGCCGCCCAAGGAAGCGGCAAGCGCCCTGAAAAAGCTTGGCGTTTCGGTTGCGGATTCCAATGGCAAAATGCGGGCTCTGCCGGATGTTTTCGCCGATATCGAAAAAGCCATGGGCAAGTTCAGCGAAAAGGTGCGCATCGAACTGGCCAAGGCTCTTTATGGCGCGGAGCATTTCGCCAAGGGTTTTGTCTTGCAGATACAGTCCGTCAACGGCGAAATCCAGAAAATGTCGGCCGGCCTGGATGAGCATGGCTATTCCAACAAGATTGCCGCCCAGCAGACGGATAACCTTGCCGGCGATCTTAAGCAGCTCAATTCCGCCTACCAGGAAGTCTGCATTTCGCTGTTTGAGCAGCTGAATCCGGCCATGCGCCAGGCAATGGGCTTCATCACGCCAACCGTGCAGGCAATCGGTGTCTGGATAAAAGAAAATCCCCGCCTTGTGCAGGGCATTACCCTTATAGGTGGCGCGCTTGTCGGGCTAAAGGCGGCAGGGTTTGCCTTCAGCATCCTGGCTTCATACCGCAAGTCTTTTGGCGGCGGCATGGATGTTTTGCGTGGCCAGGTTGGCAGGGCCTGCGATGGCGTCCGTGGCGCCTTTGGGCGCATGCGGGCGGAATTGACGCGGCCTGTCGGTTTCAAGGGCAGGGCGACAATAATCCAGGGCGTGAACTCCATGGGCACGGGCTTCGACAGGCTGCGCAATTCCATAAGCCAGACGCGGCAGAAGATGAACCAGTTCGGCATGGACAGCGTAAGGGCCGGGGTCAAGGCGATGGGCGTGGGTGTCAAGGCCGGCTTGAGCGGAGCGGCGGCGGCAACAGGCCGCGCCGGCTGGAACATGCTGCGTCTTGGCGTGCAAGGGTTTGGCGCGGCCCTGAAAGTGGCTTTTGGCCCCATGAGTCTCTTGATAATGGGCCTTTCCCTGGGCGTGGATTACGTCATCGAGCATTGGGACAAAATCCAGCCCTACTTTGAGGCGCTCTGGGAAGGCGTCAAGGCGATTTTCAGTTCCGTAATGGGCTGGTTGCAACCGATAATCGACAAAATTGTCGGCGCGGTCAAACCCGTCATGGATGCGGCCAGCTGGGTTGGCAACAAGGTCGGCGGCGCTGTTTCGGGGATACGGGACAAGTTTGTCGAGGGCTGGGATTCCCTTATGGGCAACGACAAGGAAAAGGCCCGCAAGGAGAAGGCAGCGGCGGAAGATGCCGAGCGCAAAAGGAAGCAGGAAGAACTTACCGCCAAATTGCCGCCGGAAGCCAGGGAACAGGCCCGCGCCCAGATGCGGGCCCAGAATGGAGGCGTTCAGACAGTGGCGGCCGCCGCAATTCAGCCTCCAGTTGAGGCGGCGATTGTTCCGCCCAGGGAAGCGGCCGTCAAAACGCCCGGCCAAATGCGCAAAGAGGATTCCGCGACTCAAAAGCCCCAGCCTGCCAAAAACGAAAAATCCCAAAAATTCGAGCAGGTCGTGGCGCAGGCAGCGCAAGAAGAGCCAAAGCGCCAGGGCAAAATAGGCGCTGGCCAGTCCGCCCCCCAGATCGTCCAGCCGCAGGTGCAAGTCTCTGTCAACGTAACCCAGAACGGCGTGCCGGATCAGACTTTCGCAACCGGCGTGATGAACGCAATCAGGGCAAGGCAGTCCGAGCTTGAGTCCATGATCTCCGAAATCGTCAACAACCAGGCGAGGCTTGCATACGGTGGATAAGACTTACCGCACAATCCAGGGTGACACCTTCGACTCCATCGCCTGGCGCCTTTGCGGCGACGAGCACCAGTGCCGGCAAATCATGGAAGCGAATCCGGATTACATGGATGTGGTCATTTTCCCGGCAGGCATAGAGCTGGCCATTCCCGCCCTGGCCAGAAAAACCGCAAAGACCGAACTGCCGCCCTGGCACGGGAGCAAGGCATGAGCCAGTCCGAAGATACCCAATACGCCCGCCGTGTTGTCCTCACCGTCCTCATCGACGGCCACGACGCGACTTTATCGCATACCTTTCGGTCGCGCATCCCTGCGCGACACTCAAGGTCGCTGCGCGGAGGGAACCTCCGCTTGCTCTGCAGCCCACATCCTGTGGGCGTCGGTGGCGTATCATGAGCCAGACAAATGATTCCCAATACGCCCGCCGCGTTGTCCTGACCGTCCTGATTGACGGCCACGACGCAACCGACTGGATGGCGCCGAGCCTGCTGGACTTCACCTATACCTGCAATTCGGGCGGCAAGGCCGACGAGGTGCAGCTCTCCCTGCACGACCGCGACGGTCACTGGGCCAGCGACTGGAAGCCCAAAAAGGGCATGCCGGTCGAGGCCGAGATCGTCTGCGCGGACTGGGAGGAGCCCGGCGAAAGCATCCAGCTGCCCTGCGGCTCTTTCAAGATAGACGAGATCACCTTTTCCGGCCCTCCGGACAAGGTGCAGATAAAGGCCGTTTCCGCCGACCTGACCGGCGACGTGCGCGACAGGCAGAACACGCGCGCCTGGGAGAACACGTCGCTGAAAACCGTTTCGGAGCAAATTTCCGGCGAATACGGCCTGGATCTGTTTTATTCCGGCGACGCCCACGAGTTCGAGCGCCAGGACCAGCGCAACGAATCCGACCTGGCCTTCCTCAACCGCCTGGCCGGCCAGTTCGGCATGAGCTGCAAGGCCCATGACGGCAAGCTTGTGGTTTTTGACAAGGAAATGGCCGAAGGCCAGCCCGGCACGCTCTCCATCCCCAAAAAGGGCGGCCAGTATTCGCCAAAGAGTTACAGCTTCAAGCAAAGCTCGAGCGCGACAGGCTATGACAAGGCGGAAGTGGCCTATTCCGACCCCAAGACCGGCACGACCCACAAGGCCACGGTAAAAAGGAAGGAAAGCGGCGAAAGCTCCGGCAAGAGCGGCAGCTATCAGGAAAGGGCGGACAGGGCCAAAAAGACGATGACGCTTCAGGATCGCGCCGAAAATCCGGCCCAGGCTTCAAAGCGGGGCCGCGCCGCCCTCCACGACGCCAACTCGAAGGAGCAGACTGCCTCGGTCGAGATCATGGGCTGCCCGCGCATCGTGGCCGGGCAAACGATTACCCTGGAAGATTTCGGCGATTTTTCTGGCACATATTTCATCAAGACGGCCACGCACAAGATTGCCGGCTCGGGAGGCTATACGACAAGCCTGGAGCTTGCCGCGCCAAATTTCACCGAGGATGGGGAAGCGCACGAGGAAAAGTGCGAGGCCGCGCTCAAAGCGAGGGAGGGCAAATGAATTTCGACTACGCCGCTCTTGAGCGCCGCATTGCCGCCCTGGAAAATTCCCAGACCGCAAGCTTGCGCATGGGACGAGTTACCGGCATCTCTGGCGGCAAGGTGCGCGTGGAGTTTGCCGATGGCCAGAAGATGAACAGCTTCGAGCTTTCCACCCTCCAGAAGCGCGTGCTGAAAGACCAGGACATCGAGATGCCGGACATCGGCGAGCCCGTGGCCGTGCTGTTTTCCGGCCAGGGCTGCGAGCAAGGCGTTCTCCTGGGCGCCTACTACAACGGCCAGGAAGGCGATCCCGGCCAGCCCGCACACATGGATTACAAAAGATATTCCGACGGCACCGAGCTTTGGTACGACCGCGAAGCCCACAAGCTTATCGCAAAGGTCAAGGGCGACATCACGGCCGAAGTCGAAAAAACGGCAAAGCTCAAGGCCAAAGAGGAAATCGAGGCCGTGGGCGAAAAGACGATCACGGCAAAGGCGCAGGAGGACATCCATGTCGAGAGCCAGACGAAGATCACCCTCAAGGCCCCGGCAATCGAAATCCTGGGCGTGATCACCATGATGAATTTTGACGGTTCCGCCACCGAGGGCACGCTCAAGGGCAACTTCAACGTCATCGAGGGCGACGTTACGGCCGAAAGCGTTTCCCTGCGCAAGCACCAGCACGAGCATTCGGGCGGAAGCGGCGTGGGCGGCAAGCCCGTGGGAGGCTAGAAGATGCAGGTAGGCTCTTTTGACGATGTGGTCTTCGAGGTCTCCGGGCACAAGGTTGTTCCCGTCTCCTCTTTTTCATACAGCCGCGAGGCGCGCTATGAGGATCATGAGGTGCAGGGCAATTTTCCGGTTTCCGAGTTTCTGGCCCCCGGCCTGCGTTCATGCGCCATGCAGGTTGTTCTGCGGCGCGACCTGGGCGCCGATCCGGTCGCGGAGGCCGAGAAGCTGGACGACATGATGGTCGAAGGCCGCGTCGGACAGCTGGTTGTGGCCGGCATTTCTTTCGGCAGTTACACCATCCGCAAGCTGGACCAGGACTGGCGCTACATGGCCAGAAGCGCGGACGGCCCCCTTGCGGTGAACCTCTCCATCGAGTTCAGGGAGTATTACTGATGATCGCCGAAATCGATCTGCAAAACCGCGCGCCGCTGGTAATTGGCGCGACAGGCATGGATGCCGTCCTGCAGAACATCAGGATCATCATCATGACTTTTTGCGGCTCGATACCGCTGGACCGCGTTTTCGCCCACAAGGCTCGTCCGCTGGATTCGCCGGCGCCGCTGGCCACGGCGCGCCTGACCGGCGAGATCATCAAGGTAGTGGAAAAGTACGAGCCGCGCGTGAAAGTCCAGAAGCTCGACTGGGTTTACCACGACAAAAAGAGCCAGCTTGAGCAGGGCGCCCTTACGCCCAGGCTGACATTTTCGCTCAAGAAGGGCGTGGAGCTGTAGTCATGGCTGAAATCCTTTTTGCCGATGTCGATTCCGCATCCGTCGAGGATGCCGTAATCAGAACCTACGAGCAGATCACCGGCGCGACTCTTTATCCGGGCGATCCCGTGCGGCTCTTTCTGGAGTCAATCGCCTACACGCTTGCCCAGCAGAACAACGTCATCAATCTGGCCGGCCGCCAGAACCTGCTGGCCTACGCCGTTGGTTCCCATCTCGACTACATCGGCATGATGGTCGGCACGGCGCGCCTTGGCGCAAGCCACGCCTCCTGCGACCAGGCTTTCTACCTCAAGGAGCCCCTGGCCTTTGACGTGCCCATCCCCCCGGGCACACGAGTAACAACCGGCGACGGCAAAATCCGCTTTGCAACCGAGTCTCCCGCGCTGATCACGGCCGGCGACTCCTCTGTCATCGTCAAGGTCGTGGCCCATGAGCCGGGCGCGGCCGCCAACGGACTTGTCCCCGGCCAGATAAACCAGCTGATCGACCCCGTGGCCTACATTGCCTCCACGGCCAACGTAACGGCCTCCCTGCTTGGCTCGGACGTGGAGGGCGACGAGCGCTACCGCGCCCGCATCCGGCAGGCGCCGGAAGCCTTTTCCTGCGCCGGGCCAAAGGGCGCCTACGAGTATTACGCGCTTGCCGCCCATCCCGACATTTCGGCCGTTGCGATCTGGACGCCCGTGCCCGGCACGGTTGACGTGCGGCCTGTCATGGCCGGCGGCGAACTGCCGCCCCCGGATGTCCTCGAAACCGTGTGCAAGTTCCTCAACGCCGATGACGTGCGCCCGCTCACCGATACCGTTACCGTCCAGGCGCCGGAACTGGTGGTCTATTTTGACATTTCCCTCACCTGGTATCTTTCGCGCGACAAGCAGTCCCTGCTGGCCACGACAACAGCCGCCGTGGCCGCCGCCGTCGAGGAGTACCGCCTCTGGCAGCGCACCCAGCCCGGGCGCGACATCATCCCCCTGCGCCTGGCCTCGCTTCTGGAGCGCGCCGGCGTCAAGCGCATCGAGCTGGCCGCGCCGGCCTATCGCAAGCTCGAAGGCTGGCAGCTTGCCCGCGAAGCCAGCATTGCCGTCACCTACGGAGGGCTTGAAGACTGATGAAACTTGCCGACGCCGACATCCTGCGCCTTTTGCCGGAACACATTTCCGGCGATTCGCAGTTCGCGGCCACGGGCGCGGCGGCCAATCCCGTTTTGGGGGCGATCAGCAAGGCCGTCCCCAACCTGCTGATCTGGGCGCGGCTTGGCCATGCGGAGAGCAAAGATTTTCTGCCCCCCTTGCGCCGGCTGACCCAAGCCAGGCCGGGCCTGCGGGATTTGGACATTGAGACGCTGGAGAGTTTGGCCTGGCAGTTCCATGTGGACTTCCGGGAAGTTGCCCGCACGAAGGAAGAGCTTGCGGGCATGGTGCTGAACTCGATTCCCTGGCACCGCATCAAGGGCACGCCGGCAAGCATCTATTCTGCGCTGGCCCTCTGCGGTTTTTCGGGCATCACCATCGAGGAGCATGACCCCAATATGCCCTGGGCGTCATACCAGCTTGGCTTTGACGAAATTGCCAGCGTCGATGATTTGGCCCGCATTGTGGCCGTCTGCCGGGAGATGCAGCCGGCGCGCTGCAAGCTTTGGCGCGTCTATGTGGATGACTACGACATGCGGCCGGGCGTCTGGTCTGGCCCGCTGCCCAAAAACACATGGTCAAACGCCTGGTGGAGCTATTATTCCGGGGACTACTTTCCGGACATCCCGGGCCTGGATGACAAGGGCCTGATGGTATCTTTCGGCCTGAAGCGCAAGTTCCAGGTCGAACAGTATTTGCCGGCGGATTTTCTGGCCGCGATCTGGCAGGAAGAGGGGCGGCTTTTTGTCATTCCGCGCCGCCGTCTGGAGTGGAGCGGCTGCGACTGGAGCGACATTTTCACCAGGCGGCATGGCT